CTTCCAAATGCATCAACATTATTACCACCGATTGTAATTAACTGACCATTACCAACATTTATATTTTCACAACTCATTAGCAGCCAAACCTCATGTTAAACCATGTAAATCTTTGTAGATCTTGTTTTAATTCTTCTTGAAAAGAAAAGTTTAATTGATCTTTTAAAGTCTCTAAAGCTTGTAAAACTTGTCTTTGATTATCCGGTGAATACTGTTGACTTGGTTCTGGTATATATGTTGTAATTTTTGCCATTATCTTCTTCCATCAGGTTGAATATCTACTCTAAATAATCCATATCGCCAATTTTCATCTACGGATTCATTTTCAATTTTAATACTCATCAATCTATTCCTTGCTCTTGTATCTATCTTTGTTGTAGATGAAGTTACCGTATACGGTCCTAACATCTGGCTATTTTGTGTTTGAGATGGATAATCTCTTAACAATAATGTTACTTTAGCATTTCCGTTAAGTATTTTAAAGTCTGGTATAAATCTATTTATCTTCATTAAATATTGACCATCTCCTTCTACATCTAAATCAAAATCACCTGATTTAATAAATGCTGGAATAGCAGTAGTTGTTTGTGTTCCACTTACACCTAAACTTACATCATTAACCCCTGTTTCATGTTCATATATTACAGATGCCCCATTTAAGTTTGTAACACCATTAATCACTGGAAAAGTTGGAACCATAGTAGAATCATATTCAGTTGCATAAGGTAATTCAAATACATCAGAGTCTGCATAAGATGTTCTTTCTAAAGACATAGTTGTCCAAGTGTTTTCTAAATAATTATATACTACAGTTCTATCTGTTTGAATGGAACCTGATTTTGGATAGAACCATAAAACTTCATTAAATAAACTATTATGAGATCCATAAACAATGTCTCCTGAATCATAATTAATTCCTAAATTATCTCCACCTGTTGTGAATACAAAGTCTTCAACTAATGATGGTAACTGTTTAACGGTTCCATCATAGGCAAAAAATCCACCAGAATTACCCATCCAGTATATAGCGCCTTGAGCAAATATAATTGAATTTTGTCCAATACATCCACAATTAGTTCCAACTTGTCTAACTGAAAATACAAAAGGAGGTCCAACAAATTGTATTACATAAGCTGCAGTATTGGTTAGTACAAAAATATAATCTTTTCCTTGAATAGCGCCGACAATAAAATTCCCTGTATCCAGTCTAAAGGTTCCTGCTGTATTGGTTGCAGTTGGATTCCAAGTATTAAAATCTTCTTGATTTGAAAATCTTATAAACATTGGATCTTGGGTTGTTGGATCTCCAATAGTTGTCTCTGTTCCAAGTGCAAATAAATGTCTATCTCTATCTGAAACAATGGTCATAATAGATTTTGTTGGAGCATTTGAAATAACCGTTGCTCTATTTAAAAGAGGAGTTGCGACACCAGGATTCCATGAAAATGTTTTACCATTTCTAATGGTTGCAACTAATATCTGTCCAAAATTATCAAAGGACCAAAGTCCAGGACTTAAAGATGTAATTGCATTTGTTGTAGATGAACCCCAGCCCGTACCTCCAGTATAAGAACCCCAGACGCCAGTTCCCCAACCATAGCCAATCGTTTGAAATGCAGGGCCAATAGTTACATAAGGAGTTGTGGTAATAGTTGATCCTCCTCCAGCCATACCGGTGCCTGCTTCTGCAACGGGCATAGTAACGGTGAAAGCATTTACAGATACAACGCTGGTAACTTCAAATACATTAGTTGTAAAATTAGCGTTTGAAAAAGTTGTAACACCACCACCTGCTAAACTTGGAGATGTAAATATAATATAATCTCCAAAAGATAATCCATGATTATTTTTTGTAACGGTAACGGTTGTAGATCCTGTTGTTGATGCTAGGGTGCAAGATGTTAAAGGAGTTCCAAGAGGAGTAATATCATAAAATGCACCATCAAAATAAATGAATAAACATTTATTAGTTCCAATGGCTGCATAACGATTGCCATCAATGGCTGCCCAAGTTAAAATTTCTCTACCAGCACCTGCAAGTCTATTACTTAATATTTGAGTCCAGCCACCTATTTTCTCAGGATAGCCATAGCGAAAACGTACAAAATCTCCATCAATCCACTGACCTTCTGCAGCAGTTGCGGTGTCTTGTTTATTGAAACCTGATTTAATGGGTATCTTTTTTAGTGGCATGGTGTTATTTTACCACCTTTCTTAAAAAATGCTAGGTGTTTTACCTATTTAGGGTATTTGGCTTTTATACTTGCTATTCTTGTTTTCCAAGCATCTAAACCTTCATGATAAATTTCATCTAATTGAGATTGCCAAGAACCATATTCTTTAACTCTATTTTTAACAGCATTAATTTCTTTTTCTACCTGTGGAAGTATAGCTAGTATTTGATCTTTTGGTATTGGTGGTGTGTCATTTTCCCAAACGATTGAATTAATATCTTCTTCACTTACACTAACTTGTGCTGTTGGATTTAATTTTAGTATTGCTTCTATAATTTTATTTTTCATATTACCCTGCTATTTCAAATGCTGTTATATATTGTTCAGTATTATTTCCACCTGTATAAGACGTACCAGAATTTGCTTTAAAATAAACTTGATAAGTAGTTGCAGAAGTTGTGTTTGGGGAGTCTAATTTAGTATAAGCCCCCATTATACTTACATTACCTGATGCACCAGTTAATCCACCTGTTGCATTACCTATGTTAGTAGCACCTCTAAATAGTGTCCACAAACCATCAAGTGCATATACATATATATGTACTATTAAAAATATTTTATTAGAAGCTGAACTTGGAGTAATTGTTACGGATAAAGTATTTGAACCTGTAACAAAAGTACCAGATGTTGTACTTCTTTGAGTGGAATCTGTTGCAGTAACAACTTGCAACACCGCACCCGCTCCCAGCTTCGTCGTCGTGATGCCGGCGGCGGATACAATACCTAGGTTTCTTAAAAATGTTAGTGGCATTATTTTAATCTATTAGCTTGTTCTATTTTAAACTGACTATAAGCACTTCTCACCTCTGGTGTCCATGCTGCATTACAAATATCTTTAACTTTTTGTTCTTGGTTTGTTATATCACTATCTGGATTTAAAACCCAGCGATGAAATGTTTTTGATACAAATACACCATCTTTTTCAATCGTTGTAGCTTGACGAACTTGGATATTCCAGTTGCCTACCACTTCTATTCTATCTATCTCTATTTTTTCTGTTAGTGCCATAATTAAGCTCCTGTTGTATAAATCATTGTTGCTCCAAAATTATTTGCTGAACCACCTGTTCCCAAATCATCTGGATTTATGTTAGTAACAGCTGTGGTGCTAGATTTATAAAAAAGGTACACTACTGAAGTACCATTAAAAAGAGTCCAACCATCAGGTATATCTCCTGCCCAGTTAGCTGTGTTATATAATATTGTTCCAACAGAAAAAAATCCATCAGATTGAAATGGAAGACCAGCTATATAAACATCTCCTGCTGCTGAACCTTTTGTTATAGCATTAGTAGATATTGCAACAGTTAAAATAATTATTCTTCCAATTTTTGTATATCTTCCAGTTTGTTGTTCATAAGTTACAGATGAAAAGTTAGTTCCACCAGCTACATAAGTAGGTGTCCAAGTACCTTCTTCATAATCATCTAAAGTATTACCATTTGAAGATAGTGAAGCTGTTGCTGGAAAAGTGATACCTGCACCCGATGCCGCTGGAGTTGCACCACCAACACCTATCGTTGAAGCAAAAGTCATTGTTCCAGTTGTTGCAAGTTTAGATAGTGCTATTGCTGCATTGGATGCAACACTTGCATTCGTCACACTACCATCTGTCGGTTTACCAATATCAAACACATTTCCTAAAATTAAAATAAAATCTATAACGTCCGTTGCGGATAATGTACTTGCAAATGTAATCGTTGATCCTGATACTGTGTAAGCGGAAACGGGGGCTTGAACAACACCATTTAAAGATACGATACAATTTTGAGCGGCACCTGGAATTACAGGCGAGCTGCCAACAGTTAAGTTATAAGTTGCCGTTGCTGAAGTTGTGATTGCGTCACAAAGTTGATAGGCGCCGGTAAGAGGGGTTTTTCCGATATATGGCATTAGTTATTCTCCTCTGCTGGTAAAGGTGTATTACCTTCCTCAAGCCATTTCAAGTATTCTTGATAATCGGTATTGGCTAAATCAAATGGAATAAAAGCATTGTCAGATAAACGCTGAACAACTTTAGCTTCAACTAATCCGTTAGGTGTTTTTTGTTGTGGTAATAATTTATACATTTATAACTCCGAATCCATTCGTATTGAAGTATTTCCTAAATTATAAAGAATAGAAGCAGCACCACCAGTTAAACTTCCATAACCACTTCCTTCTAGTGCAAAATTATTTACACTAATTTTTGCTGCAATATGAGTTCCTGTTGAAGGATAAGTAAAAGTAGCTGTTAAAAAAGTCATATTACCTGAACTTTGCCCAGCTGTTGGTATAGTAACTGTTGGAATTGCTCTCATTTTTTTAAAATTAATATCTGCAACTGCCGCACTAGTAGATCCACATGCACCAACAGAAACTACACCATCATTTACATATTGTAAAGTTTGATAATATCTCTCACATCTTCCTAAATTCACATCAATAGGTAAGAACTCAAATCCACTTGCCTGTGACCCTGCTTCCAGCTGCACGCCTGTGATTAACCAATCATTTGCTGTATTGTCGGCTATATTAACTTGACCAACTGCTGCGTTAGCATCTACATTAGCTCCCCATGAAGTATTTAAAGTTCCTGATGTAAAATTTGAACCAGCACCTAACCAAAACCATACAGCTAAACTAGCACCATTATCATTACCTAATGTGCCAGTTGTGTCTCCAGCAAATGTAATTGTTTTAAATTCCCAAGTATTTGTTACACTTACAGTGTAAGATTTAGATATGCTTCTTGTATTATCAGCATCATAAATTTCAGCAATAAAAGTCCCAGTTTTTGTAGATTTAACCCAAAAAGATAAAGTTAAAGGTAGAGCATTAGCGGTTCCTTTTTTTAAATATTGTAAATTTTGTCCCTCAAATCCTGTATTTAAAAAAATATAATCTCCAGCAGAAGGTGATGCGTCAGCAGTAGTACAATCTAATTTTAAAGAGTTTGCAAAACCTTGTCCAGTTGGAACATCTGTTGATTGCGACATTGTCCAAGTTCCAAGTGTATTTACTGCTAAATTCATTCTATCTAAGGTATAATAACCACTTGTAGTTATAGAAGCTACACTTGTATTTCTTTGTGCAATTTGCATATCACCATTGATGACGATATTTCTAAAGTCAACTGGGTTCGAGATTCCGGCGAAAGGTACTTGGCTAATGGGCATTAGTTATTCTCCTGTTATAGCTTTAATTTCAGCATCATTCAAACCTAAAGCTTTAAGTTTAGATATTGCTGATTGTTTGTTAACTTCTTTATTTTGTTGTTCATTAATTAAATTTTGTTCATAAGTATTAGCTTGTGCTTCAAAGGCATCTAATTGTGCTAATGTTGGTTTAGGTATATCAAGATTCCATTCAGCTATATAATCTTTTCCGCCACTTTCAGCATCATTTTTTAAAATAACATCTTTAAGAAAATCTACTTCTCTATTTGCATATAGTTTTATTTTATTTGATAAATTTGCCATATTATACTCCTATTAATCTGTAGCCACCGAAAAATGTAAGAGATGCTCCACCAGCTCCACCAACAGTTCTACTTCCGCCTGATTGTTGAAGAAAAATAACAGAAACAAAATCACTTGTTCCATTCATATCTAAAATTCCATTTAATGCTAGTACATCTGTTGATTGTCTAGTAATAAAACAAACTTCATCAGTTGAATTAGCATCCGCTGCATTATTTTTAGCAATAAAAAACATATTAAAATTATTAGCAAATGCATTTCCAAAATATAATGAAGCAGTAAAAAAATATTTTCCAGCAACTTGTGGTGTATAACGACCAGTCGTAGTGTTAAAAGCACTACCAGTATCAAATAGTTCTGTATTAAAAATAGTTATTTCTGTACCTGTATTATTTGAAATTGATTGAGTAGTTGATCCATCATTAAATGCCATAAAAGCTGGAGCATTTCCAAAATTAGCAAATGTTATTTTTCTTAAAGCTGTTGCAGAAGTATCATAACATAATAATACATCATCTGTTGCAGGAGTTGTTACTGCAGTTTGTCCAGTGATAACACTTGGAGATAACATAGTATTTGTAATAGAAGAAGCAGCAGGCGTAACTGTTTGCACAGCTCTACCAATAAATACTGCATACATTGTATCTGTTGCTAAAGTTGCTGATGTTAATGTTAAAGTAGTTCCTGTTGCAGAATATGCAAACGATGCACCTGGTCTTTGAGCAACACTATTTATATAGAGTGCAATATCATTCTCATTTGAAACTGAATAATCTAAAGTGTAAACTGTTGTTCCAGCTGTAACTGTGAAATTTTGTACGGCGAAACTTATGTAATCTAATGCAGGAGTGTTTCCAATATATGGCATATAGATTATCCTATGAGCTTATATCATCTACTGTCGAAACCCAAACGTCTAAAGATGCTGCAGTGTCTGATACTATTTTTAAAGCATCATTATTTTGCATTACAAATTTTGCACCACCATCTAAAACTTGAAGAGCGGATCCTGGGACGATAGGAGCACTTTTAACTAAATAAATATCGTTTGTTCCATCATTGATGTAAACGTCTACATTAACTGTTGTAGATAAAATATTTGAAATTGCAATACCAATAACAGTATCAAAACTGTTTGCTGTAAATGAAGTTACAGGAGTTATCCCAACGTTGTTGTTTGTAAATCTTCTAAAATTTTGTGCCATTGTATTTCCTTATATTATAGTGCTATCGCCATTGCAATAGAAAAACCAGCAGTTGCCACACTGGTAAATCCTAAATTAGCTGAGCCATCTGTAGTTATAGCCTGTCCACTACTACCATCTGCTGTTGGTAAAGTAAATAAGCTTATTGTTTTTAATAAAGCATTAACATTAACTACGTTTGTTCCATCTGAATAAACAAGTATTGCGCCTTTATTAGTCGTTGAAAATGTAACACCTGTCCCTGAAACTGTTTTAAATTGAACAGTAAAAGCACCTGTAGTTCCATTAATAATAGTGTAAACTTTTTCAATACCATCTGGAATTGTTACAACTTGGTTTCCTGTAATTGTACCTGTAAATTTTATAACTGCATTTCTTGCATTAGAAAGAGCAGCATCGGTCATTGCAAGAGCTGTAGTTTGAGCTCCACCTGCAATTGATACTTCTTGATAACCCGCAACAGCTTGTTGTAGTAAATTTAAATTTGTATTTGTTTTAGTTCCCCAGGTACCGGCGTTTTCGCCTGTAACCATAAGCTCTAGTTTTAGATCTGTTGAAAATGATGATGCCATATTTAAATCCTTGTCTTTTTTAAATTATTTATGCAGCAGTGTCAATCTCTGTCCAATTTACAGAGGTGCCTGTATTTACACCTGAATAAGCTACTGTATCACCCGTATTGACTTCTGTCCATATACTAAATTTAACATTTCCAAGAGTAGCAGTTAATGCCTGACCTGTTATATTTACAGGGGCATCAATTTGAACACTTAGAGCACCTAAATTAATATTTAATTCTTGAGCTACAGCATTAACAACTACATCAACTACTATATTTACACTACTTATTGCACTTGTTAATTGTTGACCTACTAGTGCAACATCTGGACTTGGATCTACACTACCTAGTGTTCCTGTTAATTGTTGACCAATTAAAACTACATTAGCATCTCCAATAGCCGTTACTGAATTTAAAGCTGTTGTTAAATTTTCACCGGTTACTGGTACATCAGTAATAATTGTAACGGTTACTGAATTTAAAGCTGTTGTTAAACTTTCACCTGTTAAATCTACATTAGCATTAGCTAAAGGAGTAACTGAATTTAAAGCCGTTGTTAAATTTTGACCTATTAATGAAACATTAGCATCAGCTAAAACTGTAACTGAATTTAAAGCTGTTGTTAAACTTTCACCTGTTAATGAAACATTAGCTGTTCCTAAAACTGTAACTGAATTTAAAGCTGTTGTTAAACTTTCACCTGTTAATGAAACATTTGCATCTGCTAATACATTTACACTATTTATATTTGTAATTAATGGGTTCTCAAATACTGGAACAGAAACATTTCCATCTGCAGAAATACCAACACTACTTAAAACTGTTGTTAAATTTTCCCCTGTTAATAAAACAATTACATTTGATGTTACTGTTACAGTGACACTATTTAAAGAAGATGTAAGTTGTTCTCCTGTGACTTCAATTGGAATGTTTTCATTCCAGGCGCCCTGTCCCCAGGTGCCTCTACCCCAACCGTCAACAATGTCAGACATGACTTAAACTCCTATTAAGAGATTCTGATAATAGCCGCTGTAGATGTGAAAGCTGGAAATTGAATTGTGAATGTACCGCTTGTTGCTGTTTTATCTGATCCAAAATTTAAAACTGCAACTGCTGCATTTGAAAAAGAAGTATTATAAATTAATGCTCCTCTTGCAGTTATTGTTACACCAGTAAATGATAGATCAGCAAAATCTGTAAAAGCAACAGTTGATACAACTGATGTTCCAGAATTTACTAATGCTTTTCCGCCTGATGTATATGTTCCAGAGTTTGCTACTTGTCCACTTGTTGTAAATGAAGTTGTTGCAGCACCTAGTGTTGCAGTTGATACATAAAGAGCTAATTTAAACTTATCTCCACCAGCGCCTGAAGTTGAAAAATCTTGATCACCATCTAATAGTTGTTTTTTAAAACTATTTGGTAACGCTTGTGTAATGGCCATACTTGTTTCTCCTATTGTGGTTTACGAACTATACGAGGTTCTCCATCTAGAAACTCATCTGTTCGTCTTCTTCCCATTTGTTCTAATGAGAATCCTTCGATAGCTTGTTTATATCTATTTTCATAGTATTGCAACATATCTGTTGGACCCTTCAAAAATCCATAAGCTTCAACTAAGCAAGCATATAATAAGCCATTGGGAAATTGCTGACTTAAATATGTATTTGCGGTTGTAGCTGATAATCCAGTTGGTTTCAAGATATAATTTAATTGAATTGTATAAGCCTGATCTGGAATAGGTGCAAATTCTATAGTATTTTCATTCCAATTTGCATAGTATTTTGGAACTCCTGTTACACCCGTTGAATTATATTCATTTATAAAACTCATATCTCTAATATCTAAAAAAGATCTAGTCCCTGCATTTATAACTTCAGCAGATCTAATTACTAAAAGATTAGCTGGAGTATTTAAAAATCTTTGACTTACTACAAAAGTAGAGGTGTCATATTTTCTATTGTTATCAGAATCTACATCTCTTAATATTCTAAATTCTGCATTTTCAATAAATCCATTTATAATAGTTGAACTTAATACATTAGAATCTACTTCTGTATAATCTCTAATTTTTGTAACTAATTCTGTGTATGTCATATTAAGCCTGTAGTGTAACCGGTCCTGCAGAACATTGTGCCCCGCCGCCAGCTATATTTCCTGTTGTCGCCGTACTTGTACTTAAAAAATAAAAATAATTTAAAGTATCACTTACAATACCAGATGAATCAATTTTTCCAACTGTAATTGTAAATCCATTTGCATTTGAAATATCTGTAACATTATCAAATGAAGGAACTAAATCAAAAGAATCTTCTCTAGAAGGTGTACCTACAATATTGACTTGCGGCGGGCCTCTGAATCTTACGATATTACCAGTAGATCTTCCATGATCCTCTGAATAAACATTAATATAAGTAGAACCTGCATATTTAGTAGTTGAAAAAGGATTTGGATCTAAAGCTACAATTACTGGTGGTTCTTGTCTATCAGGATGAGCATATCTTAAACCTTGAGGATCAGCTGTAGTTGGTTTTGGTTCTAACTGAGGTTGTTTTGGTTCGTATTCTGAAACATGTACCCATGATCCATTCCATTCTTGAACCATTTCTTGGTATGGAAATCTACAACCAGAACGGTCAGAGATCATGTATGCAAATCTACCACTTGAGTTCTTAGACATTTGGGTAATAAGTTTTTGGAGTTATAAATGAACTTGAAGAAGATCCATCACCCTCTAAAGCTCTATTTAATTCATCTTCATATAACATTTTTAATTCTTGTGTTCTTTGCGGAGCAAGTTTAAGTGAAACATAATAAGCTAGTCCCGCGCACATACATGGAACAAATCTATATGGAACATCTGTTGCATTTGTATAAGCTCCAACATCTTGAATTCTTTTAGCATAGTAATATTGCATTACATTATTTACCTGCGCTGCTCCTGGAGTTAGGTATAAAGTAATTGTAATTTTATCTATAAATCTTTGTACATAATATTGTGTTGGTTGACCTTGTGAATATTTAGAGGATAGCCCACTGTAAGCTGATCTATTAATTTTAGTAAGTGGAAAATCAACAACAGGAACTTGTTCTGTGTTTCTATAAACTGCTTCTAAAATATCATCTGGTCCGTAAGTAATAGAATTATAATCATATACAGTTGCATTATCTGCATGAATTGCAGCCGTTGTACCATTAGCACCTCTTGTACATCCTGTAATTGTCATAGAAGATGTATCTGTTCCTGTATAATTAATTTGTTCAGATCCAATTAATAATGTTCCAGTTGTTGGAAACTGCCAAACTGAATCTAATGTAATTGTTGTAGCAGATGCATTAATTGCACCATTTAAATAACTAAGTGTTCCATCTGAAGTACCATCGGAAGTTGATCTATAGATAGTATAGGTACTTTGCCCTTGGATCATGGAAATAGTATTACTTGCTACTTCCCAATAATGAAGACCTCTGTTTGCCCATTCCTGGAACATGATATTTAGAGATCGTCTAGTAGATTCTAAATCTTGTCCAGTTCTTGGTGCTGATAAACCAATTCTCTCGTAAGCCTCTTCTATAATTTTATCTATATAAAAGGTTTTTTCAAAAATTGTAGTTCCAGAAGTAGTGTTAGCCATTTAGCTTCTCCTACGCTGTTAATCCAGGTCCAGAATATTTATCTGTTAGTAATGTAACTGCCTTAATATTAGTAAGGGTAGAAACATAAATAC